ATCAAGAAGGTTTCTTCTGAAGGTGATGGCGATGAGTAAGCATACGCTTAACATTGACCTTGCGCCTGATTCTATCCAGAGAGCCATCGATTATTTGACGGATTATCCGGCATGGTTAGCCGATTGCGCTCAGAGACTTTCCGCAAGACTTGCCACACTCGGTCAGGAAGTTGCTGAAGAGAACAACAAGAATAATTCCGGCGATGGCATTGGCGAACTAAGTCATGATGTAGTGAAACGAGGCAAGTACACGTACGTTGCCACAATCTACTACAAGGGAGAACAAGTGGCATTCATCGAGTTTGGCGCTGGTATCCACTATAACGGTCCGGTCGGACAAAGTCCCCATGATTACGGTCAGCAATTCGGCTATACCATCGGGTCGTATGGCTACGGGTTAGGCCGTTTCGATTCATGGACGAAGCCTGATGGAGAGCGGACAAATGGTACTGAAGCTCAGATGCCGATGCTGAAAGCTATCGAGAGAATCAAGGACAGGCTTGAGAATATCGCGGAGGAGGTGTTCCGTGTCTGAGACATTATCAATAAATTTGAATGAAATATATTCGGCATGGCGCACTTATCTGCTGAATCATTCTGGGGCGAAAAACTTCGGGATGATCAATGACGGGACTGTCGCGAAATTCCCCTATGCCAACCTGATGTTTCTTGGCAATGCCACGAACATCAGCGATATGTCCGGTGATGAATGCACATGGACATTGACTTTCCAGACAGACTGCTATATCGACAACACGAAAATCGACAGTGTTCTTTATCCAATGGATGAAGCCTGTCGAACTTTTTTTGTAAAGCTTGGATTCCGCAAGATGGGCGATTCACCGCTGATTACATCGAACGGAATTACACGCATAACTTCTCGCTTTACGATGTCGAATTACAACGGCATCTTGGAAAATTTATCAACTATCAATGACGGCTGATATGCCGTAGAAAGGATAAACCAATGGCAGCGAAAGCATACAATACCATAGGCACGATTCTTCGGTTTGGCGTAGGCGAAACAGCTCCTACCGAACTGTGCAGAATTAAGTCGTTTCCTGATCTCGGCGGTAGATAAAGGAGTGCCGCCGTTAAATCGCGGAATTAAGCTGGAACCCTAAACCGCAAGGCACGGGAATCAGAACCGAAGGCTGTGGAAACCACAGTCAGGGGCAACGCATAGGTATGTTGAAAACTACAGCATAACGAGGTGAAATAAAGTAAGGTAAACCTAATAGGAGGTATGACCTTATGAACGAGAAGTTTGTATTGCTACCATTTGACAGTAAGTACGCGGTCTCAGAGAAAGGGGACGTAATCAACGTAAGGAGTGGAAGAACATTACAGACCGTCATAAATCACGGCTATGTAAGGGTTCAGCTCTCCGTAAACGGCGTCAAAAAGAACTATCCAGTTCACAGGCTAGTAGCAAGGGCGTTCATCCTGAATCCTGAGAACAAGCCTTACGTGAACCACAAGGACGGAAACAAGCAGAACAATTGCGTTGAAAATCTCGAATGGGTTACCGCAAAAGAGAACGACACCCATGCAAGAACAAGCGATTTGAAAGCGCAATGTAAGCCAATAAAGGCCGTTAGCGTTGATGGTGGGACTACGATTACGTTTGAGAGTCTTTCGGAGTGTGCTAGATACTTCGGAACCAATAAAGGCTCGATACATCGTGTTCTAAGCGGAAAGCGAAGCGAATACAAGAACTTCATGTTCTCGTACCTGTAGGCATATAACACAGCGTGTAGAAAGCACGTTTTCCTGAAAAGGAAACCCACGAGGCCGCGACAGCCGACAGGCTGAAAAGATATGCTGAACTTTACCGAAAGGCAAAGAAGCAGAGGATAAAAAGCCTTTGCGATAACAGGTATTGGCTCCCGATACCATCGAGACCACGGACCTCCAGGATGAGGTCACAACAAGCATTCTCGGAGTGCAGAATATCGATAGTCTTGAGTTCACTTGCAACTACACATACGAAAAGTATACCGAAGTTCTCGCAAAAGCTGGTCAGGCAGGCAAGTTCGAACTGGTACTGGCTCATGGGCAGGGTGTTGCCAAGTGGGAAGGCGAGTTCTCCGTATACGTCAATGCGGGTGAAGTGAACGGCGCCTATGAGATGACGATTGTGGCTGTTCCCAGCACTAAGATCGTGATTTCTGCGGCTACAACGACTTCATAACTGAATTAGCAGAAGGATAGGAGGTCATCCTTATGTTAAAACTTACCATTGACGGAAAGAACTACAAGATCCGTTTCGGTATGCTTGTGGTTACTGATTCCGACATTATTACACGGATTCTGGAAGAAACACAGACCAGAGTCAAGGCGGCTACAAGTGCTGAACTGAAAAGAACGGCGTTCCTTCGTGAAGTTGAGAACGCCGAAAAAGAAGGACGGGAGCCGAATGTCGATCTGGATGAAGTGGAGTCCTTCACCATGGGGCTTTACAAGTCTCTGTACGACACGGCTCTCAATTCAATGAGGATTACTGCGGAATTACTCGCCGCAGGACTTCAGAAGTATCACAAGGACGAATTTGGCTATTATGTCGAGGATCCCGATGATCCGGAAAGCCTTCCTGTTGTCGATGAGAAGAGAAAAGCCGAAGTCATCCGTAAATGCTACGACTTGATGGACGCTTACGAAGATGATGCAACGGACGAACAGATGGAGCGTGGTGAACATGATTCCATGGAGCTTTATCGCCTGTTAAATCAGGAACTGGAGCGTAACGGTTTTTTATCCCAGGTGGGTCGAGCGACCCAACAGACAGCGGAGGCGATGAATACGCCGAAGATTCCGCAGGATCACAAGAGGAAGACTACGAAGAAGAAAGTCGAAGTTATCGAGACCAAATCCTGACGATTTATCTGCCCTTCTATATGTCGATAGGCGTTCCGTTGCGAACTGTGATGTTCTCAGCACCAAATGACTTAAAGCCGTATGTCGATGCTTACAGACGCAAGGCGCAGATGCAGGACAGCCAGATGTGGCAGATGGGGATCTACATTCAGCGCGCTGTTGGTGCGGCTGTCGCAGCTTGTCTGGTCGGGAAGAAGTCCAAGGCAAAATACTTCGAAGAACCTCTCAGCGCCATTGCGGAGAAGAATGAGAAGCAGGAAGAATATTATCGAGCACACGGAACTGAAAAGGGGATCGAAGACTTCAAAGTATTCGCTCAGATCTTCAATGCGAATTTTGAAAGAACACATGGAACGGGGGAGGACTAAGTGTCTTTCCCCGCTTTTTCTATATAGAGGGCAGACATTATGTCTACTGTTATTGATGAATTACAGGTAAAAATAAATTCACAAGTCCAGAACACGAACAGCATCAAGAGCCTTGTGACGAATCTGAAGAGCCTCGCCAAGGTGACGGAGAAGCTCGTTACGCTGAGTGGCGCACTTGATAACTTCGGCGATGTCATGAAGAAACTTTCTGGCGTAGATATCTCAGGCGTGACGAATTCTCTTCAGAGTCTGAAGGGCTTCAGATCGACTGGCATCTCCAATCTGTCTAAGAGTCTGGCTGACTTAAGCCGTGCGAGTGGAAGCTTCAATCCGTCTTCTCTGGATGGTATTGCAACAGCTTTTAAGCAGTTTGGCAGAATCAGCATCCCGAAGGATACGGCTACGTTCACTAGGGCTATTGCGACTCTGGCGCAGAATGGCACACAGATTGATACGGCGGCGCAGAACATCCCAAAGCTGACGGATGCTATGCTCGACTTTATCCAGTCCATAAACTCCACAGACATATCCGATAAGACGCTTCGTATTGCGGAAGCCATGGCACAGCTGTCGAAAACGAGCGGAAGAAGTACAGCATCCGTAAGAAGCTTCAGCCGTTCGACCGGAGCGCTTGGCGTTGTCGTTGATTCGGTACGGAGTTCTCTGAAGCTTCTGGCGAAGGTATTGAAGACGGTCGGTTCAGCATTGCTGTCGATGGGCAAGAATGCCGTGTCGGTGACGAGCAAGGGTTTAAAAGGGCTGTTCACTTTCATCCTTCAGACGGCGAATCCTATTGCCATGGGCGTGAAAGGGATGTCTTCGTCCTTTAAATCACTACTCGGCACGATGGTAGGATTTTACGGAATTCGTAGTGCCTTTACATGGATGAAGGAAGCCGTCTCGGCTGGCGCTGACGTTGCTGAAACGAACCATATCGTACAGGAAACCTTCGGCGATCTCAGCGAAACGGTTAATCAGTGGGCATCGCAGTCGATGGATTTGTTCGGAGTATCTGAGAACGCCGCAAAGAGATACGCTGGTACGCTCTCTGCCATGTTCCAAGCGTCGAATGTTGATTACAAGAAAGCCGGAACGATGGCTCTGGACATGACCAGACTCGCCGGAGATCTTTCTTCGTTCTACAACATCGACACGGAGACG